ATATATTTATAGTTATATATATTAATAGTTATATAAACGTGAGAGGGAAAAGTACAGAAAGTAGAGCTAAAAATATTACAGAACGATATTTTGTACTTTTGAGATTGCGTTTAAAAATGAAAAATTTTTCCATCCCCTTTTTTAGCACACTTTTTTGTACTTCATTCAACCGCTTCACCTGAACACCCTGTATTGTTGTGTGAATATTCTCTCGCACTAACTTACTTGGTTTAATCATGGTTTTACATGACTGTGAGGTGTTCGGGTTGCCGTTACTATTCTGATATAATATCTTTTGGTTTCCTATTTGATAATTTAAAGTGTTTATCAGGTTCATGCTTTTTAAATATAGCTAACCATTGTTCCGCTTCATGAGGTTGACACGTCTTTGCTAACTTCCATAAACCAGTAATTGCGTTGTATTCCCATAACTTCATAACTATTCTCCTTTAGTTCCGCATGACGGTTATTATGTAAATCATGGCACTTAGAACACGTTCCACGGCGTCCCGCTTCAGGTCTAACTCGTCGTGTGTCCCGTTTTCCTTGCTACGGCTCTAACTCGTCGTTTGCGCTGAAAGTTCCCTTAGTTCTAAGTGCTTGTCCTACATAATATGCGGTTGCATGATGCAACCGTCTCGCTGTCTTCCTATCAGCGTGTGAGCCGCTCAATTCCTTAGCGGACTTTACAGATAAAGGCTTTCACCTACTTGCTATATGGTTGTCAATGTGCGCTTGGCGTGCTGTATTCGATACATGTCGCTTTCCGCTTCATATTCCCTACAGCCGCTTCACTCGGTGTTCCTTAGTTCCGATGTGCGCTGTTCTTACTTAGTATATTACAGGAGGTTGTTCAACCTGTCAACCCTTTTCCTTAAATTCTTTTTGGAAAGTTTGAAGCGGTTGGCTCCTGTAGTTCTGAGTAGGTGTGTTGCTGTCCTGCTCTGATTACTATACTACATGAGGTTGTCAGGTGCGTCAACCCTTTTGCACAAAATAATTTAAAAAGTTTTTGAGTTGGAGTTCCTTCCTATTATATGCACGGGCGAGGGTGTGTAGGTGCGTACGTATGTTCGTGTGTATGGCGCTACCCTTAATGGTATGAGCATGGGTAGGGCATGGGCATAGTAGTAGTATAAAAATTTTTGCGCGCGTGCGCTGTGCGTGTGGTGTGGTGGTGTGCGTTTCAATTGTAAAATTAATTTGAATATTTAAAATTTTTAAACATGGGGGGTAGCCTAGTGAAGTGGTTCCATGCGCTGCGTGGCGACGACGAGCCGCACGGTGCTTCACAATCTTACCTCTATGTATTTGAAAATATCTCTCTCTCTATGTATTTACTTTTTGCTTTTCTATTTCTCTATTAGACGGGGGTACTCTTTATTTAAGGTTCCATCTGTGGTATAATCCTCCAAAAAGGGGGATACATATGAATATAACACTAAAAGAATGTTTCACATCGGGGCTACCGCTTACGCTACAGATGTCGCATTATGACCTAGCAGCACGAAACCCTGATTTTTCCATAGACGAGTGGCGGCGCTTTCTACAGGATAATGACCGCTTCATTACAAAGGAGACCGCTCTCCTCACAGAGGTAAACGCTCGTAAAGGTCTAGAAAAGCTAGGGCAAGGTGCTCTAGGTACAGGTGAGGCTACTGCTATCTCCAATCTCCTGAAGCAATCCGAGCAGCTAAACGCCTCAGCTAAGGAAAAGGTACAGATGATTACTATGTTTATGCCGGACCCAAAGGACCGTGAGATTAAGGACTACTCACGCAAGGCTGTATATGCACAGAACATGGAAAATGTCAAGTACTTTTTCGACTCTACTATCCTAGCAGAGCGTGTAGCTCGACGTGAAATCGTCATAAATGCTGACGGGACGCTACATTTCACCAACCTAACAACCTATTCGCATCCACTTGACACTGTATATTCACGCATGTTCAACCCCGAAAACGCTCTAATAGAATCGACTGAGGACGTAGAGGAGGAATGGCAGTGATATTCTTTGCAGTACTAGCCGTCCTCGCAACTGTCTTAGTTCTGATACAGTGTGAGATTGACGAGATCAAAACAGCTCGCTTTATGGAACGTAGAGACAGAGTTTACAAGAAACGGTGGTGGAAATAGATGAGGTCTCCTAATCACGATTTCATAGAATGCAAGTGTGATAAGTGCGACTTCGGGGTGTTCCAAGAGACTACATCGGAATGGTGGGTTAAATGTGACAACTGTGGTCACTTAGTTTTCTGCTACATACCAATGCCTCACCAGCTTAGGTTCCATATGGACAAGGCTAAATTCAAGATGTATGCAGGCGGTTTCGGTTCCGCTAAGACCTCGACATGTGGTGCTGAGTTCATTATGCTTGCCTTAGCTACACCTGACGGTGTTGGTCTTGTGGGAGCGCACACGAACCCGCAGCTAGAGGAAACAGCTAAGAAACAAATACTTGACATGCTGCCATCTGACCTGATTGTCGATTACAATAAAACTAAAGGTACACTTATTTTAACCAACGGCTACAAAATTATGTTCCGTAGTTTCGATGATGAGCAAAAGTTGCGTTCCCTGAACCTCTGCCATGTATGGATTGAGGAGGCAAATGGTACGGACTTCTCTGTATTCACGCAGTTACAGACTCGTTTACGTCACCATGCCACGGACGACCATTGTATTATTCTATCAACGAACCCTGATAGTAACTGGATAAAGACAGAATTTTTACTAAAGTCTGCTCGTATTTATGGTTCAAAAGACCGATACCATAAGGACCCGAAAGAAATTAACCGTAACATGCACACACACGTAGCACGTACGGACATGAACACATTCTTGCCGCCTACATACGTGGAGGATATTTCCGAAGGGAAACCCGATCACTGGATACGTCGATACCTATACGGTTCGTTCATTCAAGCTGAAGGTCTTGTGTATCCGAAGTTTGAAGATTGCATATACTATGGCATTACAAAAGAACAGGTCATTGCAAACGTGCAGCGTAACGGCTGGAAGGTTTATGCTGGTTCCGACTTTGGAATCAACGACCCTACCACTCTATTAAATGTAGCTGTAGACCCTGTGGAAGGATATGCATATGTATACGATGAATACGTACAGAATCGAGTTGCCGTGCCTACACACGCTGCTAGAATGAGACATCAGCTACAACACATTCCTTTAGGTTCCTTAGCTCGATTAGTGGGCGACCCATCAGGTAAGAAAAGGAATATCACAGACAGACGTTCCATATTTGACCATTACGCCGAACATGGTATATACTATCAAGAGGGCGATAACCGTATTGAAACGGGTATCATGAAAGTATACGGGTACATGGACTTAGGTCTGCTCCGTATTCTACCAAACTGTGTCGAGACTATTAAAGAGGGCTTGAACTACCGCTACCCTGAGCAGGAGCTAGACGGCAAAGCCACTGATAAACCTATCGACAAGGATAACCACTGTATGGATACGTTGCGCTATATCATTCAGGAACTACCTGACGACCCACGTCATATGAAGCGTGAGTCATACGGCATCAACACATACACTGGAAAGCAAGATCAATCTCACCTACCGCACGCTCTCCAAACGGACGACGACCACGGACTAGGTGATGGTTCAGACTGGTACAACTACTACTAAGGGGGAAGATGAATGAGCCATTCAGAATTTCTACTAGCTATGCTAGGACTGTACGCTGTCCCTGCACTGGGAATTGTATGCTTAATAGGTTACATGTTTTATAGCGTTTATAACGAATAGGGGGTAAGATGAATGGGCGTATTTATTGCAGGATTTATATGTGGCATCCTTGCTACACTGTTCGGAGTATTTATTTACATAGAATACTAGGAGGGAAAACGATGATTATACTAGGGACGTTAGCTGCCTTAGGTATCGGTTATGTAATCGGTACAATGCAGGGCGGTATTAACATTAATATCAACAAAGGCGACCCACCGATAACTGAGGCAGACGGAACGCCTAAGTATAACAAGCCTGTAGAAATGCCTGTAGATGTGCAGACTTATTTCGACAAAACATACGGGCAAATTAAGTAAGGAGGGCACACATGGAAAACAATGTAAACCTAGACAAAGGTTCACCAAAGACACGGGGCAATACTATTATGCAGATGTACCGTGCTGCTAAAAATCAACGCCAGCCTATGGACAGTATATGGAACGAGCTTGACGCTTTTGACCGTAACCAGCAATGGGAACTGAATAACGCTCCACCGTGGCTGCCAAAGCCTGTTACAAACTTTGTCCAC